TCAGGAGCATTTCTGATTAACGCCACCGTTAAGAATCCACCCTTCAACAGCTTCACGAAGGTATGATTTGGGGTGGGTTCTGACTGGCTTCGGAAATCCGTGCCGTTTGGTATAGTTCCAGATTGTCTGACGTGATGAAACACCGAGCTTGTTCATCACTTCTTTCTCAGGAATCAGGCTGGTATCGGTCATCTTAATTCTCCAGGCAAAAATAAACCGCCATACAGCGGCTCTATCAGATATGAACAGGCCTCATCGAGTGTGAGGCGGGTTAGTCCTTGCGTAGCTCGCTGATTCTTCTGTAAGTCTCTGGTGCTTTGTTCCCGTACGTCTTCATTTCAGACTTCAACAGAGCAACGAGTGAATCCCATTCGTTGAGGATTCCTTTGAATGCCGGAACGCGCTTTGCAACCTTGTCGAATGAATCCCTGATTTCTGGGATCTGCTCAACAAGTGCAACGCATCGTCGGAAATCGGCTGCGTCATGTGGAGCGCCGAAGTGATGACCATAGATATTCTTTTTCAGGCCACATGCGATTGAGGCAAGAGTTGCGCTACTGATGCCGACATCGCCAGTCGATTGCCATTTCAAAACCTTCATAGCCAAATCTGACATTTCTTGTCTCCAATAAAAAACCGCCATCAGGCGGTTTGGTGTTCTTTCAGTTCTTCAATTTGAATATTGGTTACTTCTGCATGTGCTATCTGCGCCCATATCATCCAGTGGTTATAGCAGTCATTGATGTCCTCTGCTTCGATAACTCTGTCGAATGGCTCTCCATTCCATTCACCTGTGACTCGGAAGTGCATTTATCATCTCCATAAAACAAAACTCGCCGTAGCGAGTTCAGATAAAAGAAATCCCCGCGAGTGCGAGGATAGTTACTTGTTCATATTATTAATCGTCAATGTATTTTGAGCATTGTGGGCAATCATCAATCCCACAATACGATTCATATGCATCCTTTATTGCGTCGCGGGCTTCAGTAAGAGTATTGAATAAGTTGCAGCTATTATCTTTTTGATATAGGTAAGTTCCTAATTTATAAGCAGAAGAAGCATCATTTCCGCTGTCTAAAATTACATCGTTATGGATTCTGCACCTTGCAAGAACTCCTGATCCCATAAGGGTCTGCATAGCCCATTGCTCTTGATCTTCACACAAATCATGAATGCTCATTTCAACACCTCTCTTCACGTTTCACACACGTTAAGATTAACAGTGTTTTTACATGCTTTGGAAGATTTATTTTATAAAAACTCTTTTAATACAAATAGATATAATAGTTCACTATTATAGCTCCTTTAATCGAGGCGGTTCTGGTAGTGGCATCCAGTGTGACGGCTCACATACCCCCTCAACACCATTCATGTAAAAGAATTGAAATAACCCTTTACCTTTGTGAAACCCTACCATCTGCTCTTTTGTGTCTGAGCAATAAACCAAAACATCTTCTTCGTTCGGCATTCGCTCACTACAGCTTATCCAACCATCCGGAGTTACCGGAGAGTTGCCATTCACAAGGTCAGCTCGAACATATAGCGTGTCATCATGGTGCTGATTGTGGCTGCACCACGTTAATTCGCTTAACTCGCCATCTTCTGGCCATACTCCAGCCGTTTGCAGCCAGATATGGGCTGGCGCATCTTTGCAAGGTGTATTAACTGGCAACTTGTAAGTTTGGCTTACAGGTTCGGCACCATGAAGCATGGCGTCGCTCCGCTCTATGCCATCCAGCGCGATTCGCAGTGCATGAATTGTGGTAGAGCTATCGTTTGGGGCTATTCCATATCGCTCGAATACAGCTAAATGGTTGCGCATAATCTCAGGCGTAAGCTCTTTGTAAGCATAAGCAAGAGGCTCTGATGCATTATCCGGCACAACCGACGCAGGCGCGGCAGCATAAACAGGAATAACGTCCGGTTGCTCTTTATTGCTTTCATCCGTTAAAGCCCAGAATAATTTTCCAGCCGGATGTTTGAAAATATAAGCAACTGGATCTGCTTCCAGCGATGCCAGTGCAATTTCATAAGCCCGGCGTTCAATATTGTCTCGAACGTCCAGGCTGCTGATACGCTCTTTGATTTCTTTAATCAGTTCTTTGTCGGTGAAAGTGGTCATATCACTCTCCTTTAATGCGAATGCCAGCGGCGCGGATAGATTTCCATTGTTTCCACATTCGGTTGAAGTCTGTGCCTGATAAGGTTGCGTTACGGTATCCAGTTTCAGTACGCAATCCTTCAAGCGTCGATTTGGAGATACAAATTGAATGCATTACCCATGATTCAAACAAATCACGCTCCCGGGCTTCGCAACTTTGCTTACTCATCTCTTCGATACGTTCAGCCATCGCAGCACACTCTTCAAAGTTGCTTAATGCTTTTCGCTCCCATTCGGCGCATTGTTTTCCAAGCTCTGCAATCAGCTTGTCTTTGCCTTCCAGCTCAACACGCAGCTTCCCTACCGTTAGCGCAATATCCTCGTTCTCTTGGTCGCGGCGTTTGATGTATTGCTGGTTCCTTTCCCGTTCATCCAGTAGTGCCAAAGCAACCTTTGGATTAAAGGCAGCAATAAATTCAGCGTTGTTTTTCAGAACGTGTTGCGCAATGGCCTGACTACTTAGTCGGACCTCATAACCACGTGCGCCACGGTGTGGTTTATATGAGTCCCAGTCTCCCCACGTTGCTTTCTCTGCCGCCTCACGCAGTGCCTGGTAATTAATTTTGGTCATATCACATCACCCTGAAGCCGTTGCATTTACGTAAGAAATCGCAGATATAGCCTTTCATTTTTTCATGCCAATCTCGATCATTCCCATTGCACCAACCATCAGGTGGAGTCCAGTTTTCTATCAGAGCAGCCATTTTCTTTGCTTTCGCCGGAGTAGCTGTTGCGGTATCGCAGTAATGACGAGTGTTAACCAACGCATCCATACCATCGATATCAAGTACGCAAAACCATGTGTGATTCGGCATTTCAACAGATGGTATTTGTTGCCCACGTCGACGTTTATCAATAAGACATACAGTCATGGTTCCACCTTCTCTATTTGCTTAAGACCGTCTCTCACTGCATTAAGTACGCGTTCCAGATACTGGTATTTCGGGTTTGGTACCGTTGGCCAGTCGGCATACCACGGATCATCACCAAAGAGATTCAGCAGTTTGTTACCGACGCCGAAACAACAGCAGCTTTCTTTTACGTCATCGGCGTTTTCCGCCTCGTCCCACATTTCGCGAGCCTGTACCGCGTCGATTTCTCTCTCTCTTCGTAACTTTATGATTTCTGACTTCACGAAAAGCAGATTTGCATCGTTGTCATCGTCGACCGTGCTTCGCAGTTGAGGTTCGAAATAGCCGATTAGATACTCGTTGCTGACCCGCTTAATGAACGTCTGCACATCATCACCGCCCATAGCAAACCAAGCCGCAGTCCACGCTTTTCCGTAGCAGGTGATGGTGATTCTTCCCTTACCAGGTTCGTAGTTTTCAATCATCACTCGAACCGGATCTAGTCGCTCTGCACCGGTTATAACGAATGACAACACATCAATCTTTTCAACCGTTACACTCACTGTTTGCCTCCTTTGCTCGCTGATTCCACTCTGCTCTAACCTCTGAATAAAAAATCGCGCAGTCATTTCCAGGAGCTGCATATTTGCTACCAGATTGAGCGCGACACGTACCGCATCGAACGAAATAGAATCGACCGCCAGAGCCATATTCAGGGTGATCTGCTTCGCTGGCAACGTGCGCTGCACCGCCACAGAATGGACATGGTAGTAGGTTGCTCATGAATGCACTCCCTTGTGAAGCTGTTCCGCACAATGCAGCAGGGCGTCAGTCGCCTCTTTCACCGTAACGCAGTCGCCATCGTCCAGCCCGGACACCGACGCGTGCTTAACGAACGCCGCGCAAAGGTCATCAAACGCCTTAGCCCGGACTTCAGTCAGGAAAGCATCGGTGGCTGGGGTGTCTGATTGTATATACTTTGCGCGATAGTCATTCCACCCTCTTGCATACATGGGATTAACTTGCACTCCATCTTTTACGCAATATGCCTGCCCTCCACGGTTGATAACCTTGATTTCGTCCATAGCGCCAGACTTCAGACCCGCATTCTCCGCTGCCAGTGCCGAAAACTTCTCGTGTGCCAACTTAACAGCCGAATCAGCCTGCTTAATTGACTCAATCGCTTTCTGTTGGTCTTCGGCCAGCGCCAAAATCTTGGCCTCCGCTTCAGCAAATTTACGCACCAGATATTCAGCGTTTGTTTCGTTAACCTTTAAATCTCGTGGGATGCATTTACCTTTCAGAAAACCATCCATCTCAATTAGTGACATTTGTTTCATTTCTTCCCACTCCGCAACATCGCATTAAGATATTTGTTGTCATTAACAGAACCGAAACTATTTCTCTTAAGCAATTCCTCTCTCGATGGCATTGGCTTTACGCGTTGGCGAATAATCATTTCTGCCGGAAGAATGCCGGGATTGTATGCAAGTCCTCTCATGGTAAATTCCTCAGTCATTACTGATAGCGCCATAGCGTGAGCGGTAATTACGCAGTCGCGGGTCAATTTCAGGGAAGTGGGTATATGTGGCTTTGCGGAATGGTCGGATTGATGTCTGGTAAATTCGCTCGCGTTCTTCTTTCTCTGCAAGCCATATACAATGGCGAAATTCCTTTTCCTCTTTCGTTTCCTGCGGTAGCGACATTATCAGGTCGTAGTTTTTTCTGAATTTATCCAGCACCTCCGATACGGAATTGCCGGAACAGCGGCGCGGGTCATCCGCACCATACTGAGGCGCTGGCATGATTTTCTCCTGATTAAATTGCGTGAATAGCGTGACGAGGGAAGGGGAGAGTTACTGGTGCAAAGGGTATATCGTCGTCAAAATCCATCGGAGGTTCGTTGTGTTGTGCTGGTGATGATTGCTGCTGTGGCTTCTGTGATTGCCTGCTGGCTGCTTGTTGTTTGCTGTCGCCAATGCCGCCAAGCATCTGCATCACGCCATTAATTCCGACATGAACCTCGGTTGTGTAACGGTCTTGCCCTGACTGGTCTTTCCACTTTCTGGTTCTCAGCATTCCCTCGAAATAAATCTGATCACCTTTTTTCACATACTGCCCCACGACCTCAGCCAGTTTCCCGGATACAGCAACACGATGCCATTCAGTCAATTCCTTTTGCTCGCCAGTATTTTTATCTCGCCATTGTTCTGACGTGGCTATTGTCAGGTTAGCGAACGCTGTTCCTGATGGTGAGTATCGAACTTCCGGGTCTTGTCCTACCCGACCAAGGATAATCACCTTATTTACGCCTCTGCTTGCCATTTATGCCGCCTGTTTTAGTTCGTTAACTCTGATGTTCATTACCTGAACGCATTTAGCCTGCGCTTCCTCGTTGCCAGCCATTAATTGCCAGTCACGCTGATAACGCTCGATGAGTTTTTTCTTATCAGTTTCTTTCGATGCATAATCGCTGAAGTCTTTCAGGATTTGTTCGCAGTCAACCGATGGAGATTTCTGGTTGGTATTTTCTGGTGATGGTTTGTTATCTGATGCTGGGATTGCCCAGCCGGGCAGCGTTGGAGGGAGCCAGTAAAACCCTGTTCCATCCTTCAGTTTTGCCCTGTGCCACCCCTGCTTTTTATCGAGAGATGTTTGTGCGAAACCTTCCTCAAGGTTATACAGATACCGACCGATTCCCCATTGAACGGCAGCGCGCTTCATTGCACCGGAACGACCACCTTTGACGGCTTCTACTTGCGTGTTTTCAGCAGCATCCCATTTGGTTACCCATTCGGAATCAATCTTGATTGATATGCCGCATTCAACTCCGCCGTTGTTGGGAATATCGCGGTATTCATTGCGCCATCCTGCTTTGCCGCAAACATCGTCCAGGCGTTTCATGATTGCCCTGTTCGTGACATAAGCCAGCACCATAGCCCACACTTTTCCATCGCGTGTTTTACCGCTTTGCTGTATTCGCCATTCGATATCTTCAGGGCTGAATGGCTCATCGAATTTATTCAAATCCATAATTCACCTCAGAATGGACATGGCCCAAGGAAATAACGCTGGTTTAATACTTCGACTCTGGACAAATTAAGGCATACCCGCATTCCTTCGCGGTCACCATTATGGCGATACCAGAGAGCTTTCTGCGTGTACATGCGTCTCTGTAACTTGCTCTCCTTCACTGTGGTTGCAAGTAACATGAATATCTCCTTCGTTACCGATTAATTCTTTCATCTGACGAATGAATTCTTCGTCTGACCAGTTATCTGTAAAACTCATTTCCTGCGATACCACGGAAGGTTGATAGCTGATTTCATCGCTTTATTTGCTTCAAGCCACATTTTTGAATCACCAATAAATCTGGCTATTACTGCTTTGTTCTGTGCAGCACGAAGCATCTGGTGATTAATGGCTATTTCATTGCGCATAACGCCTCCAGTTGTTTCTTTGCTGCTCTGATTAATTGTTTAACTCGGCGTGATAATTCAGATTCGTGCGGGTAGAAAGCGGACATGACGCCGCTACCCGCGAGCTGAAAGTGCATCATGGGTAACTCCTTATATTTGATTGCATAACGAAAACGCCTCGAGTGAAGCGTTATTGGTATGCATATAAAAAAGCCCTCACACTGGAGGGCAAAGAAGATTTCCAATAATCAGAACAAGTCGGCTCCTGTTTAGTTACGAGCGACATTGCTCCGTGTATTCACTCGTTGGAATGAATACACAGTGCAGTGTTTATTCTGTTGCTTATTCCAAAGCAAATTTAACCATCAACAAACTCTTCTGGTAATTTATCAACTATTTGATGACTTATTATCAGCCATTTGCCATCCTTCGTTTCGTATGCATATTTCTGGTCTTTTATCATCAGGTGTTCGGCTACTGCCTTAACTGCTTGCTCGGTGACATCTTCTTTCTTTCCTACCCACATTCCTTTTTCAGTGTTTAATGTTCCTTGAAAAATACGACCGCTTAATGGGCTTGCGCCCATAGTTTTTACTCTCATGTATCAGCTCTCAAATAATTGGTTTGCTGCCAAAACAATGAACCATCCGGAAATTCCAGATAGTTCATAATTCACTCTTCAATACTTCCAGCTTACTAATCGCCGAAAGATATCCGCGCTGATAGGGCATCATCATTCCTTCGAGCTTGCCACTTCTTAACTCCTTCCTGAGCAATTGTATTGCTTGATCAATAACCTCTGACTTAGCGTCCTTTATGGCTTGCTTGCGGGGCTTTGCTTTCTGCTTTGGCAGATTTCTCAAGCATGATGGAATGTATGTCTGATTCATCACTTACCTCGCTGTCAGTTGTTTTGATTTCCGGTAGCCTGCCGCGTAAATGGCTACGTTTGGCAGGCAAATACTTCCACTGCATTCATCTTCCTTCTTGCAGCGAAGGCTTCCGAGTGATGCTGCTTTGTCTGCTCTGACGCAACCAGAGAGCTTTAGCGCAATTTTTCGCGCCAGTCGCTGTTCTTGCATTGCCTGCTCACGTTGAGCCTGTCTGCGTGCTCTGCGGCGATTTCTGGCGTTATCGTCAGCCAGATATGTAATGACTACTGTCATGTTGACCTCCGATGATTGACTTTGGCGGTGACGCGCCGGGTGCTTATCTTCCGGTTGCCGTCGTGCAGCTGCACTTCACGTCACCCCAAAGCCAACTACTCTTTGGTTCCCGCATTTCGGCGGGACAATCCCATCAATGTTAAAGAGCCTGCCAATATGTTCCGTTTGGCTACCAGCGTCCTGCTGATGGCTAAAGAATACTGTAGGTATTTTATTGTGTAAATACCCAAGGTATTTATTTTTGATGAAATAATGATAAGCAAATGAATACAAAGGATATTTATTTTTTTCGGTGTCTGCTTGTTCAGTGCTTTTTATGCGGGATATGTGAAGTGGATCCCGATAGCTATTGCTGCCGGGATTATAGGTTAGTCAGCGAAGGTTAAGACGAGAATTACCTTAATGATATCTGCTACAACAGACACGGCCATAGATAAACCAAAGACAATCCAAGCCATAGAGATGTCTTCACTACCATCGTATAGAGTTCCGTAATCACTGGTGTAAGGCGTAAATGTCGCGCCTTGATACAACAGGTATAAGCTTGAACCATAGAGGATAAATGCAGATATCCCTTGTATTGCTATGATCACTAGAATCATGAAACGAGCTGATCTATGCGCCCAAGCCTGGCTTATTTTTTCTGATAGAGATTTCGCAATAAAAGCATGCGCTAAGCCGTAAATTGTCGAGATTGCCAACATCCCAAAAAAGCTTGCTATAGCGGTTCCAACCATAATCGCCCCTTGCGTGATCAAACCAGCCTTAGTTTTGTCTCAATTGCAACGCCTATAATCTTGCAGTTTCCATTGATTGGCACGAGAGGCCATGCAGGATTAAGTCCCTTGAGGTATTTATTTCCGCCGTCGATTATCAGCTTCTTGAATGTTGCTTCGTTAGAGTCAGAAAGTTTTGCTATGACCAAGCTGCCGTTGATCGCCTCCCTTCCGGTATCGAAAAGAACGAATGTTCCCTCTGGAATGCTTAACCCAACCGGTGCCGTCATTGAATCACCTTCCACTTTAAGCCAGAACGCATTACCTTGAATATGCGCGTCAGACTCAAGCCAAACATCTATGTCTTTAATGGTGTATGGTTCGCATGCTTCACACCACGAGCCAGCCTGGATACTGCTTAACACCGGATACCTCTTTCCTGCTCTGTATTCCCCTGCATACCTTACGTTGGCATCGCTCTTAAGGCTTTCTGCCTGTTCTGCAACCTTGGCAGCAATTGACTGGCTAAAATCAGCAATTGAGACTTGCAACAGTCGTGCAAAACCAGATGCAACCTCAACGTTTAGCGCGTTTCTGCCATTAAGATAATGCCCTACCGCTCCTTGGGTGATACCCAGTTCATCAGCGATTGAGTATTGGGTTATCCCCAATTCTTTCTTTTTTGACTCATACAAAGCCTTAAGCCGCTTAGCGTCTTCGAGCTGTTCTGTCGTCAGTGATTTTTTATTTTCCATAGCTTAATTCTAATAGCTAAGGTACTTAAACTAAAAATACCCTGAGTATTGATTGCTTTGAATACCTGTAGTATTCTTTGTTCATGGTTAATAACGGAGAGTGCATATGATTCGAATGACACTTGCCGATTACGCCAAAATCCATGGACAGGCTAAAGCAGCCAGTGACTTTGGTGTAATCCAGTGCGCTATCAGCAAGGCCATTCTGGCAGGCCGTAACATTATGGTTACGGTAAAGCCTGATGGCAGTGTGATTGGAGAGGAGGTTCGACCTTTCCCAAGCAACAAGAAAAACAAATAGTAACACCGCTCTTTAACAGTCATGGTCCTCATTCCCGCCGAAATGCGGGAATACAACGCGCATAAGTTGATGCGCATAACTTCTTATTTGTTAAGGAAATACTTACATATGGAACTTACAAGTACTCGCAAGAAAGCGAATGCAATTACAAGCAACATCCTGAATCGAATTGCTGTACGTGGTCAGCGAAAGGTTGCCGACGCGTTAGGGATTAATGAATCGCAAATTTCGCGATGGAAAGACAGCTTCATCCCCAAAATGGGAATGCTTCTGGCTGTTCTTGAATGGGGTGTTGAAGACGAGGAGTTGGCGGAACTGGCTAAGAAAGTAGCCAGAATGCTGACAAAAGAAAAAGCCCCGAAGAACGGCGAATTCTTCGAGGCCTGATGTAGAAAGACTGGATCAATCCACAGGAGTAATTATGACAAAACAACTCAGTCCTTACCAGGACAAAATTCACAAACACATACTACGTGATCGCTTCCTGTCCAGCTTCAAGCAGCCTGGTCGATTCCGGGCTGAGTTGGAAAAAGTGAAGCTGATGCAGAAGGAGAAAGGTCATGAGTAATATTGCAACCGTAACACATTTAAGGCCTTCACAACGGCCTGTGGAGCGTCGTGTGGCAGAAGTTGAAGATGGTTATACCCGTCTTGCAAATGCCCTGTATGAAGAGCTTATCGGCGCAGATTTAACGAAAAATCAGAGCAAGGTTGCCCACGCCATATGCCGTAAAACATACGGCTACGGTAAAAAGATGGATCGCATCTCTGATAGTCAGTTAGCTCAAATTACCAGGCTGCCAAGACAGAAGGTAAACAAGGCCAAGAATGAGCTTATCGCGATGAAGGTTATCCTTCGCGAAGGCCAGCAAATCGGTCCTAACAAGAACATCGAAGAATGGCAAATCGAAGGGTGTCACTACTCTGGTGATAATGTCACTGCATTGGTGACAAAAAGTGTCACCAAAACGGTGACAGCGCTGTCACCAAAACAGGGACACACAAAAGAAACTATTACAAAAGAAAAAAGAAATAATAAAAACACTATGTCCGAAAGTGTTCGGACGGAGTGTGAAAAATCACCTGACCGTCACGAAGAAACCGACAAGGCATTCGAGGAAATATTCTGGTGTGCAGGCATGCGGAAAGCCGGGAAGAAAAACGCAGCTTCGGCATTCAGAACACAGTTCAGGGAATGGCGTAAAACTACCAGGGGTACGGCAAGCGAGTTTGCCACGATGCTGGCAGAAGACATCGCATGCAGGAATGGTAAGCAGTTCGGATTCGACAGGTTGTTACCATCGAGCTACCTGAACGGTCAGCGCTGGAACGACGAAAAGCCAGAAACCATTCAACCACAATCCAAACCATCATCCGCAATCACCGTATCGAAAACTGGCTACGTGTTTTTCGACAGGTGAACCATGAAATCAAAAATCAAATCGCTACTGGTCGCTGGTTATAACCACGGCTGGTTAAGTATTTCGTTTGTCGATTTCTGGTTTAAAAATCTCAATCTGAGGGAATCATGACACCAAGTGAACTTAGCGACCTGCTTTGGGCGCAGGTTGACAGGGTGGCTCCGCACCTGTTGCCAAACGGCAAGAAAGAGGGGCATGAGTGGGTTGCCGGTAACGTCAACGGTGACAAGGGAAACAGCCTTAAGGTCAACCTTAGCGGCAAGAAAAAATGGGCTGATTTCGCTGAGGGAGACGGCGGTGACATGCTTGATTTGTGGATGGCATGTCGTGGAATTAACCTGCATCAGGCTATGCAGGAAGCGAAAGCATTTCTCGGTATCAAGGATGACGATCACCATTTCGATGCCAAACGTGAGAAAAAATTCTCCAGACCTGATCGCAAAAAAATCGCCCGCTACGTTACCAGAACAGAATCCCATCTTGAGTACCTGCAATCGCGTGGCATATCGCCAGAAGTCGTAAAGCGCTACGAGGTTGTCAGCGGCAAGGTGTGGAATGGAGAGCGGGAACTGGATGCTCTGGTGATTCCGTACAAACGCGATGGTGAGTTGTTGCAGGTCAAGCGAATCAGCACTGAGCGCCCGGACGGGAAGAAAGTCATTATGGCAGAAGGTGATTGCGAACCTTGTCTGTTCGGATGGCAGGCTCTGGACGCTGGCGTGAGGGCGGTTGTACTTTGCGAAGGCGAAATTGATTGTATGAGCTATGCGCAATACGGCATCTCGGCGTTATCCGTGCCGTTTGGTGGCGGGAAAGGCGCTAAGCAGCAGTGGATTGAGTTTGAGTATCACAATCTCGACAGGTTTGAGGAAATATTCATCTCGATGGACGTTGATGATGTTGGTCGTGAAGCCGCAAGGGAAATCGCAAGCCGACTCGGTGAACATCGTTGCCGTCTTGTTACTCTGCCGTACAAAGACATCAACGAATGCCTGATGAACGGTGTTACCGAGGATGAAATCTGGCAGTACATCGGCACGGCATCCTACTTCGACCCTGAAGAACTCTACAGCGCGCGAGAGTTTTACCAGGACACTATCAACGCTTTCTACGGCAATCAGCAGTATCTGTTTAATCCACCGTGGGAATCTCTGGCAGATAAATTCCAGTTCCGTGAGGCCGAGTTGACGCTGGTCAATGGTGTGAACGGTCACGGAAAAACGGAGGTTGTCGGACATATGGCTCTTGAGGCAATGCGTCAGGGTGTGAAGACGTGCATCGCGTCACTTGAGCTGAAGCCTGGTATTCTCCTTAAGCGCCTTACCCGTCAGGCGACGTGCTGCAAGATGCCGCCAGTGCTGGAAATTGACTCTGCATTTAAATTTTATGACGAAAGACTTTGGGTGTTTGGTCTGACCGGAACGGCGAAAGCCGACAGGCTGATCGAAATATTCGACTACGCTCGCCGCCGATACGGGATCCAGTTATTCATCATCGACAGCCTGATGAAATGTGGCATAGGAGACGATGACTATAACGGGCAGAAGGCGTTTGTTGACTCGATTTGCGACTTCAAAAACAAAACAAACTCCCACGTCATTCTCGTTACTCACTCGCGAAAAGGAGACAGCGAAGAAAAACCAACCGGGAAAATGGACGTAAAAGGCTCTGGAGCGATAACAGACCTGACAGACAACCTTTTCATCATCTGGCGTAACAAGGCTCGCGAGAGAGCATTACAGAGAGTTCAGAGTGGTGAAAAGATGTCAGAGAAGGACGAACAGCTACTGGCATCTCCGGCATCTGTTTTGATGCTTGAAAAACAACGTAACGGCGAAGGTTGGGAAGGTGGTGTCCCGTTGTTCCTTGACGAGCAATCGCACCAGTTCCTGCAACTTGAATCAGGATCGCCATATAGCTACATCGCCAATATGCCGAAATCGGAATATGACGAGGCGTGGCGACAGGAAAACGTGACGGAGTATTAA